GTCCTCTGAGAGACTGTTGTAGACGATGCACGTTCCGCTGGCGACGTGACCGGAATCGGTGGAGACTGAGCGCATCTCCTGAGTGTTGATGGTGCGTCGCTCCAGTTTGGGAGTCGTGTCCCTATTCAACTTCAGTTTCGATGGTTTCATTTTCGGTCTCCTTTAGTGCTTCATTAGCCTTAGCGGCTGCTACATCTCTGTAAGCTGCATGCGTGAGCGATTTCAACGCCCGGTTAATTTCGGCTGTCTGGTCGGCTGCCGCGTTGTATCGGACAGCTAATCCATCCAAGTATTTGTCGATTGCCCGTTTTGATTCCGCATCACCGGCTTGCGTCTTGTCTTGTATGCTCAGCATGTCGCGTAAGGACGCTGAAACGGCCTCCAGAGCGGGTTGTAAACACTGCCTAATCGAGGTCGAATCGCGCTTTGAACGATTGGAAAGCCTACTGAAGCCGTCAATAAACAGTGGCGAATATGCCCGGGTGAGTCGCGGCAACAGCGGTGTGGACCGTGTATCCTCTGTAGCGGGCTCCGTATCCGCTGCTTTGGGGTCTGCCGGTGGTGCGGGTGGCTCAACAACTGGCGGGGGTGCTGTGTCGTCTTCCTCCTTCAACAGTTCCGTCGCCGGAATCATATTTAGCGGGACCATCAAAATGTCGCCCTCAGGTCCTGCAGGCTCCAGGCCCTCATCAAGTCGGCACTCATTCGCCGTGAGCAACCCGCTGTTGCGTCCCTGCACGTAATAGCTCATGCGTCCAGCCGAGTCAGCGGCCATCAGAGCCTTGATTTCAAAACGTACGCCATATTTTCCGGACGTACGGCCAACTTTAGGGAAAATCTTTCTGTCGATCTCTTGAACGTATTTAACTAACCACGGGTTGAGGGAAAACGTCAAAAAGTCATTGGCTATTTGCTCAGTGTTGCTTTTTACACCCTTGCTTTCATCACTTGCGATTAAATAAAGAGGGACGCGAAACAATTCGCAAAGCTCGGAGCGTATTAGCCGCCGACTCTCAAGGAACTGCGCTTGATCGTTCTGGGAGGCAATCTGATTCCACTTTGCACCCATCTCAAGTAATAAAGTTCGATGTTTGTTATCACCGGTGTTTTGCCGATCCATCGCGGTCTTTAAGCGTTGGTAAGCGGCGGGAGTTAACTCGTTCTGAGTCTCAATAACTCCAGCGCTCACTCCACCATTAGAGAAAAACAGACCGGCGTGTCTTTGGAGGGCGAGCGCCAACCCGACGGTGTTGCGGGCGATTTGGGTCGTGTGTTGACCTATGTACCCGTCAAGTGAAAGACCAGGGATGCATAGCATGTCGGCAGCTTGAATGATTCTAGGGTGGCCGTCTCCGGTATCCCTGGTCTCATAGACTAGAGCGCCTGTTTTGTCACGTTTTGGTTCGGTGCACCAGGGCTTGCGAGGCCATAGTTCGGCAACACGATTGCCGTTGTCTCGTACGATTTCGACGTAGGAAGTACCCCAAAGGAGCGCGTGGACCAAGGAGACTTGCATAGCGACCGTAGCGGTCATTTCAGGATTCCACTCGGAGGCTAAAAGATCGAAATAGGGATGATTGTTTGCAACCTTCTGACCGCGTTCAAGTCGCTCAACTACATGAATGGGCATCTGGCCGATGCCCTCGCTGATAAGTTTTACGCAAGCCACAATCGTCGTAACTTGTAGCGCGGTATGTGGTGTGACATGCTCGCCGCTGGCCGTTGGTTCCCCGTTCGCCCAATTTAAAAACCATCCCGATGGAGAAGCTAAGGAGCTTAAAGGGACGGCGGGATTTTCCAGTATATTGCTGCGGGTAAGTCTGGTAAGAAATCCCATTATTCGGCCTCGCCGGGTTCAGCGGTATTCTTAGCAGCCTGTTCCGTTTTGGCCAGATGAAGCGCGGCTATGGATATCATCATGCCCGCGAAGATCAAAGCTAACGGCCAATACATTACCGCAATACCGGACGTTATTAATGCGATACCGGAAATGAATAGAATGTCAATCTTGGTCACTTGCACCTTCTTTATTTGCGTCTGTAGGTCAACAAACGGAAGACGAATATGATTGCGTCAGCTAAACTGCCAATGAAACTCATAACCACCTGACCTCGCGCTCTTCGTATACGTCGTTGATCGTGCGCTTGCCCGATTCACCAGCCGTTCCTACTCGATTCCAGGCCGTAATCATTGCCACAGCCGCGTCGATCTTGAGTTCCGGCTTATCTTTGTTGGGGAATAAATTGTCATTCTTATCCGGGTGAGCTACAACGTTGCTCAAACACCAGTTAAGGACCGGGTCTCCGTTGTGATGTACTCGGCCATCCAAGATCGCTGCTTCCAATGCCTTCATTGCGGGCGATAGAAACTGAACTCTCTGGGGGACCTCCACGGTGACGATGCCTTCACTCGAAAGCTCCTGCATCAACTGTCCGCAATAAGTTTTGTCATAACAGATTTCATTGACTTGATATGTCTCACTGTCCGCTTTCAGTCCGGACTTAATCACCGCGTAATCGATAGCCGCTCCATCGGTCGAAAGCAAGTGCCCATCGTGGTGCCATTTCTGATAATGCTGACATTCGGGCTTATTGATCCTGGCCTCGGGGAGGTAATGCCGAGCAAAGATGAAATAGTGAGTCTTACCCTCGATGTTCCTAACGTGAATCCTGACTACGGCTGAAAGATCCACGGTGGACGCAAGATCGACGCCAATCCAACAAGGATCATTGAGGAAATCGTCCTCTTCTAGGCTCTTATCAGCGGCCTTTTGCCAGAATTGAACATTGATCCAGGTCGAGTTTGCGTTGCACCAGACGTTCAGATGCTTGGTCTTATAAACGTTTTGCTTGGCTGAATCCTGTACCGCCAACTCCTGATCCAGCGCCAAAGTTTCCCCGAATACTGAGACGTTATGGTTCGGGTTCGCCATTAAAATGGCTTCTTCTGATGCCCAATCCGTTTCCGCGTCGATCGTGTAGATCAAAACGAACATGCGCTCGTTCTGGAGAACACCTTCTAGAACTTTTTGTGCCTCAAGCTGGAGCGTGTAGCAGGGTGACGCTAGATCGAATCCGGCAGTCGAAATCGTAAGCAGCAACGGCTGTTCTCTGCCGACCATCCCAGTCCGGAACGTGTCATAGAGCACCGGGGTAACGGCCTCGTGATACTCGTCGCAAATCCCGCAGGAAACAGAGGCTCCGTCACCAGGCTTGCCGATTACGGGGCTGAATGAGCTTCCGTTCTCGGTCACTACAAGGGACTTGGCGTTTACTTCAATCCCCAACGCTTCCCGTAAATCCGGAGTACGTTCAGCCATCCACTTTGCAGGCTTGAACACTTCCATCGCCTGCTTCTCAGAAGTCGCGCCACAATATACTTCCGCTCCTGCTTCGTTGTCGCACGCAAGCATGTAGAGCGCGATGGCCGCTGCCAACGGCGACTTGCCGTTTTTCCTCGGTACCAGAAGATAAACTTCCCGGTACTTCCGGAGGCCAGTTGACTTATGGACCCACGCGAAGATGCCGCTTACCGCGAAAATCTGCCACGGCTGAAGCTTTAGCAGTTCCTTTTTGGCCGCCCATTTACCCTTGACATGCGGTAGGTTCTCTATGAAGTCACAGACCCGTGAAGCCTTCGCCTCATCAAACTTGTACGGATAACTCGCGTCCGTAGATGTCTCTAAATCGTCAAGATGTCTTTGGCAAGCTAGCTTGATCCATTTGCACGCAATGATGCGACCAGCAACGACGTTAGTTGCGTACTGCGTTGCGATCTGTGCGTGAGTCATTCAAGAATTTGGCGAACGGATTACCTTCCTGTTTTGCTGGTTTCATCGAGGGCGGGCCTGCCATCTTCTGTCTGTCGCTTGGGGTCAAGCCGAGCTTGCCAAGGCAGCTGGTTAGCTGAGCCATCTCTTGGCTAGTGGCGATTCCAATACGCATCGTGTTCGTCAGCTGGCACGTGATCTCAAGCAAGATGCGATCTGAGTTGCCGACCACACCCGGAGGAATGGCTGCGACCATCTCTCGCCAGATCGCTTTCAACTCTTTGGAAAACCATTTAGGTGCGGGGCCAATTTCCTTCGTCGGCTGTGGAGCATTCTCCCGACCGGCGTAACGTCCAGAGTTATGCTTAAGACTGCCGGGGTTCACCAAAGCCAAAGGTTTCCGAGGGCGACCCATTTTGCGGCTCCTAACGTGTTGAAAAGATTAATGGAATATTGAGGACATGAAAAAAAGACTTCCACGTCGGTACGCGCAACCCTTTTAGAATGAGAGATTTACCGCCCCTACCTGATGTCACTGATTAACTGTCGTTAATCTTTGTCGTCTAGCACTAACACACTACCGTGTGGGTCACAGTGAGGCTGTCGCCGCTCGCGACTGAAAGGGGGCTGAACACCTGATGCGCTAATAGATTTCCACCAGAAACGGCGTTGTCCAGGATGCCTTCTTCGGTGACCGCAAATGACGAACTGAACGTGAACGCAGCGGTCAGTGATACCGTGTCGTTCGACACATTTGTGGTGGTCAACGATGCAGTGGCTGCCTTGCGAGCGCCACCGCCTGTCGTGATCTCGGTCTGTAGTGCAGTGTTGGTCACAGCAGCAGCAGTCGTGCCGGTACCAATCGCAATATTCACGAACGGTGAAAAACTGCCTTGATTCGACAATCTCGAAGCGCAACCCTGATGCCCAACGTTGGTCACCAAATTATGCCGCTTATAACTGTCCTGATATGTGCCAGTCACGAATGGAATACGCAAGCCAGTCAGATTACCCAACACGTTGGGTTGGAACAGTTGCTTGATGTTACCTTCTTTGTCGCGCAAGACGAACTCGGTGTTAGTGTCGCGTACGGCCAGGATCTCAGTCTTCATTCGTGGGCTACCTCGGATAAGTTAGTCACTCCGCAACTTCGCGCGGAAATAGGGCTCACTAATGTAATAGTGATCGGAGGTATCCAAATATGGGGTTGAGTTGCCTAAATCGTCGCAATAGTCATAGATATGTGCTGGACCTTGACTTGACCAGAGGCGGTTGTCACTGTATTAGCGACTTTGTAGATCCTTCCGAGCGTTCCGCCACCAACCCGGGCTGTTGCCGTGGTCGACGTGTTGGTCTGATTTGTCAGGGTTATGCCTGACGGTGCCGACCAAACGCTGGATGCGATGGTGTCCGCGCCGAGTTCTGCCGACCAATCAATTTCGAAATCCTCGCTCGCTGCAGGATCTTTAATCGTGTGTATCATGTTGTTCTCCGATGCGTTCCACGTCCGCTCGACCGCATAGAGCGACCAGGTTCTGATTTGTTTATTTAGGGGCCAAAGTCTTTGGAGCACTTCAGCAAAGAACTTGCGAACGGCCTCATTAGCGCCCGATAGTGCCGCTCTCACAGCATCGATCAGGCTTATAGCGTCCGCCAGACTGCGGCTGATGGACCGCTTGATAGTCTCGCTCGGACTGAGTTGGTCCGTCAGCGAACGACCTGTAAGTCTTGTGATCAGATCGCTGATCGCCAGAGACTCAACAAACGTTGCGATCTTTCCACGAACCGAAGTGATCACATCAGCAATGCTGAGTACTTCATTTACAACACGTTGCGTCGCTTTCCGGATTCCATCTGTGATCGCTAGAGCGTCCTGGTGGACTTTGTTGATGCTGCGGGATAGCGTCTCACTGAGCGTTAAGTCGTCCAACAGCGCCAACAGCTTCCCTTTCTTGCTGCTGAGCGCTTCAAATACGCTGATCGACTCAACAAACGCACGAATGCGCGAGGCTGCGGTCGATAACGTCTCGACAGGGCTGATTGAGTCAATGTAAGAACGGGCTCGTGCGGTAGAAGTCGTTACCAGTTCAAATAGAGCCAGAGACTCGGAAAAAGCCAGCAGTTTAGCTTTTGCGCTCGACAAGAAATCACTTAGACTGAAGGAATCCGCAAAAGAACGAATCAGAGACGCTACCCTAGAGAACGTTTCATTCAGCGAGAATGAATCCGATGCAACTTTGGCCGGATTCTTGACAATGCTCTCTGATGTTGCAATCGATTCCGGTAACGGCGCTTTAGCTGTAGCTTTCGTAGCTGCGTCGGCTAGCGTGATCGGACTAGATAGAATCTTTGCAGGTTGGCGCAATAGCGACGAGACGAGCGAGATCGAGTCGGATGGCCTTTTGGAGGTCGATCTAAGTAATAGCTCGGCAATCGAATAACTGTCGGATACGCTTTTGTTGTTAGCGGTACCCGAAGAAGCGGCTTTCCAAGCACCGAGATAAGCAAACCCTTTGTAGACCCCACCTATACCCGAAGCGGACGCACTGGCCGAATAACTCCCCGCTGCTCCAGCAATGGAAAACTGGCACATATCGTTCATTCCATTTGTGCCAATTACGGTTTGCCCACTACCGCCTGTCCACACCGGCAGGGCGACGCCGTTAAAGAAGCTTAGTAAGAGGTCGCCCGCTGTCGTGGTTGTTAAACTTCCCGAGGAGCACGGGCTGGTTACATTCGCCGCGTCTATGCTTCCGTCAAATGGCGAAGTGAGAGAGATGCCGGACCACTCAGTCCAGAATGCGGATCGGCTGGACCCGCAAGCGTAAGTTATTGTGGGAGTGCAAGTTCCAGCCACGGTAACGGGAGCTGAATAAAACCACAAAAACATCGATGTGCCACCAGCCGATTGGCCAGAACCGTAGCGCGTGTAGACATTCCCTAAGTTGTCGGTGCAACCATTTGGCGAGCAATTTATATAATTATGCGAAAAAGCTACTATAATTGTATTACCTATGGTGACCGCGCTGTTGAACGTGGCCGACAGCGGGGAGCTGATCGTCGCACCCGCTGTGGTGGACTTACTTTGTACTAATGTGATCGACATGGGTGTCCACTTACTGGTAAGCGGACTCGCTGCCCACACTTAATTCATGGGGAGTACCAATGCCTGGGTACTCTTGAACGACCTCACCGGTCGGGTCCCGATGGCTGTAGACGCAGTAAAAAAGCGAGTTGTCTTCCAGAAATTCAATAAAGTGTTCGATTTCAGCTTTGACTAAGAAGTGATCGCCAGCTTGATAGGTCTCCTCGCGGTAAGTGGCCTGGCAGGGGCAGCCGAACTTTACATGGATCGAGCCACGGATGATAAACGTTGTGTGGTCGAAATTGTGTTTGTGTCCGCCGACTTTATCGCCTTTGCCGCCGATGTTCGGACGCAAGAAAATATTCCCCGAAACATGCTCTATTACTTGAAGGCAGGTTTTAGATCCGTTCATTATTACTCTCCATTGCTTGTCCGCGTTGAATGGCATGGTTTGCATAACGCCATCAGATTCGATTCCTCAAACTTCAGATCGGGCCGATTTTTCAGTCTTTCGATATGATGTACTTCAGTCGATATCTGCGGAGGCATAGCGCCGCATGCAACGCAATCCCGACACATCACGTTTTCAGGTTTCGATAGGTACCTAAGCCGAAAAGCTTTCCATCGAGAGTCATACCCGCGTTCGTCTGGTGTTCCCCGATCCCGGTCATAGATTCTCGTCGGACGGTGTTTCTCGTGGTCGGGGCAATAACCGCCAACCACGAGATTCTTGCAACCCGGCATTAAGCAGGGTCGCTTTGCAGCGCTAGGCGTACAAACCGCGCGTGGCGGAGATTGGCGTAGCGGTCAATTTAACGGAGGGCACTAAATAGTAATAGTGCCCGTGATGGTCTAAATATGGGGTTGACTTACAGCTTTCTCAGCTTTTCCGGAACTCCGGCCAGCCGCCGCATGCGGAACATGGCGCAATCGATCTCGTGTTGGACCTGTTTTCTTTGGTCGACTTTTAGACCTGCGATTGGAGCGAGCTTATACAAATCAGTGACCGCCGCTAGCCCGTCTAGGCCGTACATTGCCGTAATGATCTTTTTCTGTCGGTCGGTGAGCACGGCCAGGAATTCGGCCACCGTGGGACGCCTATCAGCGTCGGGAGGCACGCCAGGCGCCTGCAGGCGATCAAATACGGGGGTGCCATCGGGTTCTGTGGGTGAATCGCCAGAGATCAAACGGTCATTGTGCTTACGCGTTATGGCCGCGAGTCTCCGGACTTCGTTGCGCAATGCGATAAAGACATAGTCGTCGATTGACCATTTCACGGGATCGATTTGGATTAGATGAAGCTGAAGAGCAGAAATGAGATCATCGACATCGGGGGTTGGCAACCCGTAGCGCTTCTGGTGGGTCGTAGCCAGGTGGCGAATGGTGGACTCATATTTCGCGAGGGCGGCCTCGGCTGTAAGGACTGACGGCTGCGGGTTAGACATGGCCATTCTCCTTGCTTTGCGCCAGACGATTACGGTAGAGAGTCGTGGTTATGGAGTCGAGGGCATCGCGGCAGCCAACGTCGGGAGGTAAATCGGCGATCAGCTTGTCAGCCTCGGCTCGTTCAATCTCTGAAAACTCATACGGCAGTGTTCGGAGCTTGCAGTAGACGTACATTTCGCGGAGCTGGACTATCGCCTCGCGCATGATCTCTGCGGTTTCTGCGACAGATGGTGTATTCGGTGCTTCCTGATGTGGCATTTTTAAATGCCTCCTTTAATGAGCCGGTTGAAGTTTTGTGCGGCTCTGTAAAAGGAACAGGAAGTCCGTTTGTGACTTACTTATGCTTTTACCTGCTTATTAGCGATTAAAAATACAAAAGCCTCGAATCCGCCTTTGTTAGGCAGGAGCGAGGCTTTTTAAAGCAGGGGTTACTTACTTAACCTGTGAACGCGACTTCGAGGTTGATACTAAACTGCGCCTATCGTTAAACACAGCCTCCCAGTATCTGCGAGAATGAGTCCGCCGAGCGTCGCTGACGTCGTAGTTGTGCCCCCTCTTGCTGGACGCGGAAACTGAGCCTCCACGGACGTGGTCAACAGATCGGCTGAGGCTCAGCGCCCTCTCACTACTGGCGGGCGGCGGTGGGAAACCGATGCGGCTTTGGATGGTCTCTCGGGCGTCTTGTACGTCTTGGATGCGTGCCGGTGAGTGAATGATCATTGTGGGCCCTACTTATTCTTTTCTGATTTGGCCGCACATCGAGGCATTGCTGATACCAACGTTTTGATTCGATCGCCAAGATACTGGTCCGGGTCCCGAAGTCCGAGAACGTACGACGCTGCCAGTTCGATCGCGGACTGAAACGGGGAATCGAACTGAGCCAGTGCGTATTCGTGAATAAACGACGGCACTAGAAAGGCGACCTGTTCAATTTCGTCAGGCGATAGTCCGCTATCGAAAGCCTTGACGGCTGGCTTGATGACGTGTCCGATGAAAATATGGTTTTTGATGGTGTCCATTGATTTCTCTCCTGAGCCTGTTTTGCTTTGCGGCTCTGTAAATGGAACGGGAAGTTTGTTTTTGGTTTACTTACTCGTTAACCAGGCTTATCTACGGTGCGGACCCGGAGTTGACCTAGGGGCTCGCATTTTCTGCTGGATCGGATAACCATCGGTGATAGGATGACAGCCATGGTTTGGCAGTTTATAAAAGCGGTGTTTAGGCATTGGTGGGTGTGGATGAGCTGTACGGTGTTCACACTTCAGGGCATCGTTCTAGCTGCTTTCAATTTAGGTAACATCTGGTCGGTCAGATCATTTTTTGTACTTACGGTTGTCTGCCTCATGGTCTCTTTCTACAAAGCGTGGGCTGAGTCGGAGAAGAAACTTACTATATTCGCGGGTCAGCATAAGGAGCAGATCGACAAGCTGAACAGCGAGATCGGCAGACTCACCGCCAGTGCAGATATTCGTGGCAGTTTACTAGAAGTCTATAGACCCGTGGCGGAAATCAACAAATTCGATGCACCCGTGATTATAAAGGCGGAGATCTTCAATGAATCAGCTGTCGTTTCTCCTACTGTCAAGGAGTTCGTCTGCCAAATCGACTGTTTAGGCGGGACGCTTACCGCTCGCACCTCCGACTCACAGCCCATAAAAGGATTCGTCTCTCACAACCAGCGCGATGGATCTACTAATCGAAGCCCTTTACCGAGTGTGCTACTGGACAACTTCTTAGGGCTGGCAAAGCATAATCACCGAGAGGGATGGCTGAAATTCGTTTTCCCGGGTTTGGTTCCGTACCTCGAAGACGGCTCGGAACTGCGATTGTTTGTTGTGGACGGATCAGGTAAGGATCACCTCATCGGTTCCGCCGTGTATCCTTGGCCCAGTCGCGTTGGCGTTGTCCTTATTGACCGGGAAGGTTGACTCGCGGGCCGCGACACATCCTCAACGTGGTGGTTTACGCGTCTTCGTCTTTGATCTTCCCTGAATTGTCAGTCGGTTTATGGGTGGCGTGCCAGCTTGCCTCAATGATGTTATCTCGTTCAGCCAGTATTCCATGCACTAAATCTGCAACCGTAGACCTATTCGATAGAATACCCGTAATCGCGGCGGTCTGTTTAAAAGCTTGGAACCAGTCGTTATATGCGCCTGCGGACGCCAGTTGCGCCTGCTGAGCCGTAGCCATACCTCGGGTTAACTCCAATATTTCCGCCACCATTTCATCTGTTGAACGCGGCGAAGATTTGGGTTCCGGTGCCACTTCATTGAGTGTTAACTCAAACTTCGGCCACATGAGTTCAAATAATTCGTCGAGCGACTGTGCGGAAGGACTTGCCGTCTTAGTGAAGTTGCGGATGCTGTGCAGCAGCTTGCGCGTATCCTCCTTGGTGGCAAAAGTGTATTGGAACATCGACAGAGGAAATTTAATGTCAGCGGACGCTACCTTGTGCAGGTAGGTATAAACTCGCGACTCCGCTTTTTCCAGCTTTTTCGATAAGGCACCTGCTTCGAACAGAATCCACGGTGCGGTTAAGTTATCGGGTGTAAGGCAGATAATGCCCATAGCAGAAGCATCCAACTCGGCTGAAAGACCCGATTGCCAGCGGGTTCCCTTGTCCACATCCTTTTCCGACATGAAGGGTTCCACCACCTGCAATATCTTCGGGATGAAATCGTGGAGTGCATGCGCTATCCGCCGACTAGTCTCTCCCGACCACGTTATGAAAACTTTCATTTATTCCTCTTTGCCACGGCTATTATAGCCCTGCGGTTTACCATGTCACCGTCATTCAAGGGAAACGGCTCTCTTTCGCGTTCTACAGTTGTTAATCCTTTGCCGTAGCTATTCACGAGATCTTTCCATTGCGGGCTTGTATTCTCTATCTGTCCTTCTCTATCTCTCCGTTTACCTCAATCCATCTCAGCGGGTATTATTATCCGCAAAATCTAAGTTCGAAAAAATAAGCGCGAAGCGCTGTCCAGTCCATATCCAATCCAAAAAGTCACCCAAGTATTCCCGCTCTCGAAGACGGATACTTCTACCTGTTGTCAAGTTTTCACTTGCAACCCCGCCAAAGGCGTTTGACTGGAATTTGCTTATTTGCATTTATTTGGTGTTTGGATTGTATTTACGCCTATCACACAGAGCGCAACCATCGACTGTGTGAGTGCTACCACTAGCTGTGTGAGTGCTACCACTAGCTGTGTGAGTGCTACCACTAGCTGTGTGAGCGCACGTTGATTTGTACTAGTTTCCAAAACAGCCTCATAATCCCGTTCAAACTCTAACCTTATATAAGGTTGCGTACAGAGCGCCGCCAAATCCACCCCCCAAAGGGACTTCCCGCCCGGAGAACCACGATTCCCACCTCTCAACAAAATTATTTTCAAAATAATTTCTCGGCGGACACCCCCCATTTTTGGGCAAAACCAGGATCTCCTTTATTATCAGCAACATCACTAAATTCAAGTAAAACACTATCGGTTCCTTAGTTAGAAGCCGGTCGATTTGAACGGCTAAACGAAAGAAGGAATCAAAATGAACAAAGTTAAGAGAATGACCTCATCGGACCGATTGGTGGTGACCTACCTTGAGTCGTCTACCAGCCCGCAGACGTTGATCCAAATCGCGATCGCAACCGGAATTTCGATCCATACGCTCTGCAAAGTATCCCGCAGACTGGTCAAAACGGGAACGATCTCGAAACGCAAGTGCGACGGCACCACGGAGTACTTCATCCCGTCCGTTCAGTCCTCTGCCGAGGTGGTCTAATGTCTACCGCCAAAAAGCACCCTAATGTCGGCCATGGTATTACCCGTGTCGCTCTGGCCCGGAACTACGGCCAAGTCGATGCCCGACTTGATGGAAAAACGAAATCTATTTTGGTTGCATTGGCAAGCTATTGTTCGGATGATACTCCGGCCAAAACGTGGGTCTCCGTCGAGACCCTCGCTTATCAGACATCATGGTCCGCCGCCAGTGTAGGGCGGGCCATCAAGAAGTTGCTGGCTTTGGGGTTGATATCCAGGCAGTTACGCGCGAATGGTTATAGATCCTCCCGCGACACAATTGTCAACTGGCCGCTCATTCTCGCCAACCAACTGCCGGACCTTTATCCCCGCGAAACCGCCGACACCGCGCAGTCTTTCGCAGGCTCACTTGATGCAGGGCTTGAAACTGATACGTCCGTCATCGATGTCGTCTTGGCCCCGCCGCCAGCGAAGAAGGTAGCCGCTCTCGTGGCAACCAAGCCAGGTAACCGGCCCAAGCCCTTTTTTGAATTTGAACTCGAAGATGAGGGTGAAGGCTGCCCGGATAGTGTGGCCGTCGAAGAAGTGCCCGCCGGACCAAGGACTATCGATACCGTCGAGGTTCTCGTGGAATGGCTGCAAAAGAAAATGCCAAATCACCGAAGTTTTCAGCCTCGCGACTATACTGCGTGCGTGATTCGGGCATTAAAGCAAGGTGTTACCGATTGTCAGGTATCAGAGCTGGAGTTTGTTTCGATTGGAGCCCAGATGTACCTCGATGAGGAGGCCCGCCCGTTTATCGAGCAATCTATTAATTTAGGTGCCTATCTAGCCAAAGCGATTGCCAATGATCTCGCAGATGAGGAAAAGGAAGAAGCAGAGGGTGACGGTATCGACAGCGGTGACAGCGATGACGACGATCAAAGTTACGATCCCCGCGACTATGCCGATGAAGCCGCTGCGTATGCAGAGGAGCGATCATGGTAACCATCGCGGAGTTGATCATCTACATGAAAGAGCAGATGCCCGACCACCAAAGCTTTCACCCCGTCGACCATTCGGCGAAGGTGGGTTACAAGCTCAGGTGGTCGATCGCCGACACCCCTCTGTCTGAGGCTGCCCTCTGCGATTTTTTGGTGAGGAAGGTTGCTGCGTACGATTCGAACATCGAGGATTGCCGAGACCTGGGCGAGCATCTGGCCGAAATGATTGACCGCTACATTTTTGGTCCGGAGCCATGGTGGAGAAGAGCAATATTATAACTGGGTAAAAACGAACTAACGGACCTATAGATAGAAACGGGGATAAACCATGACACTTGCACAGCGTATCCGACAAATGGAGTACCAAGATGACGCGTATTGGGAGAAACGGAGGATCGAGGATCTAAGGGCCCGCTTGAAAGCTGAGCCTGTTCCCTCCGTCACCCAGAAGAAAACGGTGAACCTATATCAACGCCCGGCTTGGTACCAGGATTTTGTGTTCGTTGGTCGTCCTCGCGGTTGTGATAGGCTCGATCTGCCCGCGAACAAATAAAGGGCAAAATCGAGAGTGTGAAATGCGTAACTCAACCAGAAATCTCAGCTTAGGGTTCCGATATCAGGTCGGATGGGAGGTGCCAGGAGCGGAAACTATGTACGAAGAATGTGAAACTATTGAAGATGCTTATAAGATGTTTGACGATCTCGCTACTGGGGAGAACTTTGTTTGGATACACAAGCGCGAGTCAAATGAGAACTGGCCTGCAGACTCTTCAACCGCAATTCGGCGATACACTCCAGATAGGAATAAAGCCTCTCGAAAATAACCCTATGCGATGCTGCGAGAGTTCTGTCGTGTGAGCATCGCTGGTAACTGATGCATCATTCCTATCTTCCTAATAATCAATCCATGTCCCTCACGTCATACTTGGACGATAGTGGCAGCGATGACCTTTCGCCCCTGACCTGTACTGGCGGTCCTATACTGTCCATGGAGGCAAACGTTGGTTTTTCGGAAGAATGGAACAAGCTTTTGGCTAGATTTCGTGTTGAATCGCCGCTTCACATGACAGATTTTGTAAAGCCGTACGGAAAGTATTCCGGCATTTACCCAGAGATTAAGAAGGCGCTTTTTCGGGAAGCCGTCGCGGTTTTAAACAAATACAAACTCTACAGCCTATCTGTCTCCGTTGATTCTAAATCGTATGATACTGCATTGACGCCGGATGTTAGAAGGCAGCTGATCGGCCCGTATGCGATGTGTTTCTTTGTAACCGTTTCCGTCAACGCAAGCTTTTCAAGCCTAAGTCGTTACTATGCCGCTCACCCCATCTCCTATTTGGTTGACAACGGGTTTGGGCATTCAGAGCAACTGGTAAAAGCTCATCAGGCAATAGTCGACTCAAATTCAACAATTAATAAAAGCGTTGGATTTTTTGCTTTCGACACTGACGATAAGGTGCCAGCGCTTCAGGCTGCCGACATGATTGCTTGGTCAGCGAGAAGAAGGCAACTCGCCCGACTGACCGAAGAGTTCTCCCCGCTGGAAGGTATATTTGTAGACCAGAACGATCTAGATGGACCAAGCTGGAGATCACATTTTGATCATGTGATATCAGAGGACGCGATAAAGGACATCGCTTACCCGATCATGAACTGGCTTGCGCTTGGAATAATGCCGTCCCTAGGCGACATTGTCAGGTGACCAGCTCATTTAGCGCTCGGGCGTGTGCGTTTGTGCGAAAAGTCCAGAAGACAGCAGCTATGGTATAGAAAGGCCGATGCTAAACAACTTCAGAGACATTATCAACCGACTAGAAGCCCAGAAAGCCTCCATTGACAAAGCGATCGCCGCATTGCGCGAGTTCGACGATGACTCTGCGGTGTCACCCGCACCGAAGAAAGTCACCGCTAGCAAGAAGACGACGAAAAAGCGCGTAATGAGCGATGAGGGCCGAGAGCGAATCGCGGAGGCTTCTCGGAAGCGTTGGGCGGCTGTAAGGAAAGCGGCTGAGAAACAAAGCTGAGTTTAGGTTCAACATGTCGGAACCACTATCGGTACTTCGCGCGAATTTGACGAGGATTCGCGACTCGTCGCTGGACATCCTCGGCGAGATTGTTGTGGGATATAAAGGGGTGATTGACCAGTGGAAGCGTCTTTATGACTTCAGTGAAGAGCCGCCGGTGCAAATACCCGCCGACAAACAATTGAGACTCGACGAGTTGCGGAGCGACATACGACGCACTATGGCGGTGGTCGCAAAGGTCCTAAAGACCTCGCCCCTACTATCTGAAGTCGACTTGCGCGATTTGGCGCGCCACACGCGCACTATGGACGCCGCGTTGAACATGAAGGAGTATATAGCATGGGACGCGGCAGGTTCCTCTGACGGCGTGATTCCAGCGGGCCACGTAGAACATTCTCTCGCACGTGAACCTTCCAAAGCCCCAAAGTTATTCAAATCCGCTTACGATTCGATATTAATTACGCTTGAGTACGCCGCTCCAGAAGACAAAGCGGAGGGTCTTGATGCTACGTACCTCAGAGACCGGCGAGATCTGAAGGCATATCGTCCTAATACAGCGTTTTTAATTATGCGGATCGACCCAAGCGATCGTCACTTGGAGGATGTTACGGATACTATTAAGGATACCTTCAAATCCTTTGACATCGTGGCAACTAGAGGCGACGAGATTGAGCACGAAGGTAAAATTACAGACCGCATTTTAAAAGAAATAGCTACATCGGAATTTCTTTTTGCGGACCTAACCGGTGAGCGCCCGAGTGTCTATTATGAGGTCGGGTATGCTCACGCGATTGGTAAACGTCCGATGTTGTATCAAGCTAAAGGTTCTACTATCCATTTCGATTTGAAAGATTACAATTGCCCGGTTTACGAGAACCTCGGGGATCTTCGCAAGAAACTAACGAAACGACTATCAGTGGCAACGAATCGTAAAGTAGACGGCGATGAGTTTTGAATATGTAAGGTGAAATGGTCCGTACTTGTTCAGGTTGGAGCGAGTAGAGTGCAATATCGTCCCCCAAGAACCTGATTCCTCATCGTTCAAACTATAAGGAACCGGGGCAGTTTGAGCCACCCCGATGGTTATCCGCGATATGTGAGCGTTCTCGCAATCGTGGCGGGTTCAAATTTTATTCGGATGCGGAAGTCGAAATCGATCCGCAATCTTCGAAAAGTAAATGCGAGCCAACCAAGGGCGGGCCAGTGGTTCAGTGTCAAAGCTACTCCACGCGACAGATTTACAAACACCGTGATTAGCCAATCTAATTCACCCCCGTCTTTGTAACTACTGCGACGCTTGCGAGGTAAAGCTGTTTGCAACTCCAACTTACCTTATTTTTCAGATCTTCAAGACGTTTCCTGAGAACTTCTACCCCATATTTCCGCCAAGAAGCTAAAAAAGTTATCCACGGCTGACTTCGTGGGGTCGCGAGCGACAATCGCCGGGGAATTCACCCCTATCGCGCCGTCATCCCTTTCTTAAAATCGCGGCTTGGCTCAATCCGTCCCAGTAGCATTTTCAAGTACTCCCGCACCCGATCACTTTCCCCAGCCGTCGGTTTCTCCTTCAGCCAATCCTCAAATTGCTCCCGCGTCACCACGACACGCGTTCCCTTGAGTTGCCCGTCCAAGATTTGGACTGTCATTCGCTGAACCTCGCGAAAGTCCGGATTGCACCACGAGCACTTCTTCATCTCGTACATCGCCCGGCCAAACGCGTGAAATCGGTTGGTCGCGTCCAAGTACACAGAATGCTCGATTCCCTGGCGGTCTCGGAACGATACCCGGCACGATTGCACGGAATTAGGCTACCACAAATCTTCGCTGTTTGTTCTCTATAGATAATCTACAAAGAATATTCAAAAATAACCGGGGAGACAGTTGTGGAGTTTGGTATTAACCCAAGTACGAGCTAATCAAAGGAGCAACGCAATGAGCACAGCAAATAAAGCACCCAAAGAGGCCGGTCAATAATGGCCCGCCCTTACCTTCCCTTGGGGGCAATGACCGCCGGTGAGCAGATTGTTCTGCATCATTTACAGACTGCAAAAGAGCCGCTGACGGTGAAGGAAATAGCGGACGCGGCTGGTCTCAACCAGGCCGCCGTAATTAAGGATAAGCTCCACGTCCTTACCGTCGCCGGGCTGGCCGAGGAGCATGGACTGCCAGGGCCGACTGCGACTTATTCTGCGGTATAATTTGCTGTTTTTAAGCGTGTCAATTTTCCAACGACTAGTGAACGTTGATGACTCTCGAAGCGCATGATCACGGGCATGTCGTTTTAGTGGGTGAACCTCTCTATAAGTCGTTGCCAAAGGGAGCGAGCTGCCCTCATTTCCTGGTGCTTCTGGTATACCGTTTCAAGATTGAACATGAAATCTCCAGGCTTCAATTTGTGAATTGAGCGGTAGGAAGTCCCGCCAGCGTCAATGTAACTGACGACGACATCACTCACCGTGTCAAACTCGTCATTCTGGATTAGAGTCTTCAGGCGGTCGACAGAACTCACAATTTTACTCTTACCTTCCTCCTCGACCTGGCACTCAATCGGTTTTTCATCGCTGGGCTCCAGGAAGGGTATCCTGTCAAATAGTACGTCGATGCCGCCCTTGCTTCTCGGCTCGATCTGGACATTAAAGGCTGGGCCGACCCCTACATTCCTCACTGCTAAGGTGAATGACTGCTCTTTCGCCATATTCCTGTTCGGGGCGATCATACCAAGTTCCATCCGCAGTAGAACGACCGGCATCATTGGGAGCATAAGCTGCCTTTGTGCTGTCGTGCGCAACTTGTAGGTCTCAAAGGTGTACCAGAGCAGAATCACCAAGGTGACAGTTCCAATGACTGGATTCACAATGGTCGCCCACTTCACAAGTAAATCGATATCCATAAAATCTGTTCTAACAATGGGCTAGCAGCTCACACCGTCAAGCCCATAGGTAAAATCGTCCGCCCTATCCACTCGCTTGCCAGCTTCAGTCAGCTCTAGTTCTACCGCGCCGCAACCCTGGCAAAGAGCGTGAAGTGTGTTACCAATACGCTTCGAAGACACGAAAAACTTATGGTCGCACGCTGGATTGATCGGCACTGTTTCGCTTGTTTTGAGCTTTTTCATAAGTTGGCTTTTAGTGGTGTGAATCGCGACAGAGCACAACCGAATCTCTGAGGTCTTTGTACTTTCCGTCCGGCTCCAACCGGCAATAAAGCACGGTGAGCTTTGACCAACCAGAGTCCGGCATCTCGTCAGCGGTCCTCATGTCCGAAATGAACTTGTCTACATCGGGCTTCTTGGGTCTAATGTCCGCAAGGTCTTGAAAGTCTCGCTGCATCCTCACCAACCAATGCAGTGCAATTTGAGTCAGAGGCCGGATGAAGACTAAATGGCAGCTTTGACCACGGCAGGCCAATGCTTCGCCGAATAGGACGTCCTCATCAATAATCTGAAGCGTCTCGTCCTCTTGGACTTCAGGAGTATTCGATACCCGGTTGTAGAAAGCGGCTGCGTTGCTTCCATCGTCAATTCCCCGCGAAAATGCCCGCAATCCCGGGTCTGGGATATCAGCGACCTGCATCCTTCCTTCTTTTTCCGCCAGCGACATGCTCTCGCGGTTGGTAATTGCTCCGGCAGGGATGTGGATCACACCGCAGCTCGGCCCACTCTGCTTATCCAATGCAGGTGGAGTAAATGCGATCAATGAGAGAACGGCCAACAAAGGCTTCATGGTTTGGGTCCGTTGCTTACTGGGGCCTTATCGGCTGACAGCTCTGGGACCTGGAGCCCCCCGGAATAACTTCACCGGGGGTCGCATCTCCAGCGTAAAGCAGACGGCTTTCTCTTTAGGTGGCTAATAGACCGGATTACTCTCAGGAGTACTTTTATTAGCTCAATAAGACGGGAACGCCCGTGCGGAATATCGGAGGTTTTCCGCGCGGGCGTTGTAGAGCAGCTTTCGGTTGTAATATAGGACCGCCAAAATTCGGGCATGGTTACCTGAAACACACTAGCCCTATTACATAAATTGACATTAATATTGGTTCACCTTCGGCCAATCTCCCGTTTGTAACTTTCGCGGCAGACCACGAAATCCAAGTTGGTCCTGGTAATTAGGAGCCCGTAGTGTTCCGAGTAAAAATAACCAAGGAAAATAGGAAAGCCCTGTTTTCCTCGATTATTCACCAAAAAAGTCTAAACAGGCTTTTGTATTAGCCTTGGTGACCCACCGCCAATCGCTCAAATCGAGGCAAGATGCAATGCGTCAGCGCATGCAACCGTCGCAGCCCCATATCTCGGCCCAGCACGAAGCACCGCCGCTTACCGTTCAACAGGCAGCCACCAGGTTAGGGCAATCCGAGGAGTGGATTCGCAGTCGGTTCGAAAGGGTGCCCGGCACACTGATAGTCCCCGCCCCGCCCCGACGTGGAAAACGGGGATACAACCGCATGCTCATTCCTGTTTCTGTATTCGAAGCGACCTTGAACTCTTGGTCTGTTCGTTAACTCGCCAGATCCCAGGTCGCCTTGGTGTGCTCGTCCAGCATAGTCTGCCGCTCCTCAATGAAATGAGCATAGGTTGCAGCCACCACTTTCACGGTGTCGCCTATGAGCGTGGCGACGGCTTCGATCGGAGTTCCCCGCTTCAGGTGTCGATGGACAAACGTGTGTCGCCACTGATGGCTGTGTACCATCGCGTGAAGCACCTTACCATCCGCATCCCGCCTCACCGCACCGGTTTCTCGATTGATCATCGGCACAGGGTGTCCTTGTTTGTCTTTGATCGTGACTCCCGACCGGCGATAAATCGGCCTGAGCATTCTGCGCATATTGCCCGTTGCGGTCTCGTGTTTGCTGCTCCCGCCCCTACGATTCCAGAACCAGTAACCGCCCTCTTGAATTGGCAACCTCTTCAGGTTATCGATTAATTCCGGCGGCAGCATTACCCGTACCCATTTACCCGTTTTAGTGCGATGAAGTCTCAGGTGTTTTCCTTCGAGGCGTTCGGGTTTCAATTGGATGGCATCGACTATCGCCAGGCCGGAATGAAGCAGCGTCAGCAAGAATGTACGCGAGTATTCATCGCCTTCACATGCATCGAGCACGGCTGTTACCTCTGCGGTTGAAAGCGCGGTGACCGGCATATCGTCTCGGGAGCTTACGAGATTCTTGATCTTGATTGCAGGGTTGATCGTGATCCACTCTGCATCTTGCGCATAGCGGAAGAACTGCCTCACGCGTTCCCATTGCTTCATCGCCGTTTTCGCTCCGACCTTCCATTGACCGCGCCATTCTTTTATGTGATCAGATGTGAGTTCGGACAGGAACGTGATACCCTTCGATTCGGCATACATGATGAGCGTCGGGCTAAACCGTGTCGCGTCTCGTCGTCGATCCAAGAATTTGTGGAAGGATACCAATGTAGTATCCGACACGCCTCGGGCAGATTCTTCAGTGAAGTACTTGCTCATTGCGTTCTCGATCGTCACAGCGGTCGAAGCAACAGGCTCATTCAAAGCTTCTACGTTAAGACGGTATCGAACCAACTCCTCAGCCGCGATCTGCTGGTTGTTGGTCCCGAGTGCCTTGCGGATTTTGACACGCTCACCATGTTCGTCAATACCGACCCCGAAGAGCCGGTAAGGACATTTCTTCTTTGAGGCAGATGGGCAATCTTGAGTGGTACCGAACTTCGAACAGCCAGCAACGTGGCGGCGTTGGATGTCCAGCGTTACAATCTGGAC